CTGTAAAATAATAATTCATCCTGGCGATCTCCATGTTGCATAAATCCTTAATAGTTAATTTCCCTGTTTAAATCTTTTATATCGTAGCTGTGTTCCCTTACTTGATCAGCTAATTGTCTATATAGATTTTCTGCCATCTGCCATGTTGCTTCAGCAGAAGATAGTCTTGTATTAATATCTGTAATATTTTTTTCTAATACACCTACGTCTCTTTCAAGATTAGTAAGTCTTAGCTCATTTTGATTAATAGTGTCAGTAAGATTTACAATATAACGAACACCAGTAAAAGTTCCGACTAGGACTGACGCCACAACCGGAACCATTACAATATTTTTTTTTAATAAATCTACTAGATTCATTATCTAAACCAATTTAAAATTTTTTTCCACCAAGGTGTAGGGTGTATACAAGTTGCACATCCACAACCACCTTCTTCAGGTAGCCCTGGACACTTGTCCCCACAATGGCATTCATGTTCACATTCAATACAAATCATTTCTTCTCCTCAATATCATAAAACATTTTATCAGAATCTTCTGTCACCCAATCAGATCCTTCACAGTCCCAGTACGTAGTTTGTACGCTATAGTCTGGCCAATCATTATCTGTTGTATAACTATTCACATGCCAAATGATTCTGTTGTTTGGCTGCGCTGCATAATTACCGTTTTTCAACGCTAATATGTGTGCACACTTGTGCTCTTGCGGAATTTCAGAATGTTCCGTGTTGAGTATATTAGTCTCTGGATGAGCCCAGTCAATAGTAAATAAGTATTGACCTTCGTAAAATTTTTTCTCCTTACCTAAATACTTACCATCTATACCAGCCAACCAATCAAAACAATGGACACTAGGATAATAACTAAAGCAGTTCCACAGTTCGAGTTGATCCACTCGCATATCAGGCACGTCTTTTCTTTCAAATTCTTTTTGAAAGAATGCTGAGATAGGTAGTCTATAAAAGACCGCACCATTTGGTAGCATGCAATGAAATAAGATTGCGCGACCTGAAATAGAGCTAAGACCAAAGATAACACAGTCACTAGACTGTCCTTTATTTTTTTTAAGATCATAGAGATACTCCCTTCTTATTTTACAATAAATCGGCGGTATATTAGCATTTAAATAAGCCATAGTACATTATTTTATTTCACCCCAGTTTGGACCGTATTCATCATCCACTTTATTAGGAACTTCTAAAATTACTGCTTGTTCCATAATATCTTTTATTTTATCAGCTTGTTTTTGTGATTCAATAGAAAAGTCTAATTCATCATGTACCTGTATGTGAGCTAGAATTCCTTCTTTGTGAAGCTTGACCATGGCTTGTTTGGTCATATCTGCTGCACTACCTTGAATAAGTTTATTTAAAGCTTTGTATGTAAAAGCTCTACGCTTATCATTTTTATGCCAATAATTTTTTTTCTTCTCTTTTGTTTTATCATCTAAAATAAATTCACCATCATCATCTTTCAACCATTCACCCATGTTTTGAAGTTGCAACATTCTTTGTTCATCTTCTGCTGGAACATACTTACCCCAATCTGTACCTTTTAATATAGGTTCATATTTAGGAAAACGACAACGTCTTTCTAATAAAGTTTTTACTTGACCTTTGTTTTCCGCAACTCTTGTAGCTTTATTCATTAGTTGTTTCACAAAAGGAACTTTACTATGATACTTGTCAAACAATTCATCAGCTTTTTCTTTTGTAACACCTAACTCTGCTTGAAGTTTTGCCTTACCCATACCATAAAACAATCCAAGATTAATTGTCTTTGCTTCTGTTCTAGGTATCTCTGCCATCTCTGCAACTATTTTGTGAAAGTCTGTTGATGGATCTGAATCGTATGAATCTGCAATTGTATTTACAGATGGTAATTCAAATTTTAAAGCATAGTGTGCTACCAATCTTGGTTCCTGTTGAGAGTAATCAAAACATCCCCACCTGCAACCTTCTTCTGGTATAAATAATGATCTAATCATGGGGCCTGTTACCGGATCCCTGGCTGGTATCTGCTGTAAATTAGGATTAGAATAACTAAATCTTCCAGTTACTGTACCACCATCATCAGAACGAATCTGATTAATCCCTGCGTGTATTCTACCACAATGTTCGTGATCAATAATGGTATCAATAAAGGTTGTTCTAACCTTGTTTATTTTTCTAGCTTCTGCTATCATTTGAACCACAGGATGTTTATGATTTGTAATAAAGTTTTTAGTGAAAGAAGGTGTTTTTGTTTTTGCAGTTAGTTCATATTTTAAATTCAAGTTGTCGAAAGCTTTGGCAATACTTGCTGCTGCCCACAATTGAACTTCTTGGTTACATTCTTTTTTTATTTGTAGGAGTAACATTTCTTCTTGCACTGCTAATTGTTGCTTCAATTTATGAGCTTTTTCAACGTCCACTCTCACGCCAAGAAATCGCATATCAACCAGACAAGGAAACAGATCCGTTTCAAGATTAAAAACATTTTGTAGTTTTTGTTCTTCAATTATCTTTTTAAAATATTGCCACAGTTCTAAAGTAAGTTCAGCGTCCGCTTCAGCATACTCTCCAACTTCCATAGCAGGTAATCTCCACATATCAGCTTTAGGATCTAGTCCTCTTGACTTCGCAGCTTGAATTAATTTTGCTTCGTTCTTACCTTTCTTTAAGAAAGCCCAAGACAAAGTATTTAGTGTGTAAGAGAATCTATTTTCATCTATAAGACTGGCTGCAATCATAGTATCTGTGATTAAACCATTGATTTTTATACCTAATTTACGTATCCAACATACGTCGTACATAGCGTTATGAAATATTTTTTTAGCAGGTAAGGCGCATACATCTGTAAACCAATCTAATACTTGTTTACGATCCATGTTAGGTCCTTCTTCGTGAGCAATTGGATAATAAGCTTTCCAACCTTTTACAGCTACAGCTATGCCTACAATCTCACCAACTCCAATGATGGCTCCTGAACCCAGTTTCTTTAGGTTTGGATCACGTGTCTCTAAGTCAATCGCTATCTCATCATGCTTAGATAGATCTGGAAATTGTTTTGGTTGTAACCATTCTGTTTGTGGTAATATCATTTCTTTTTACCCATGTCTTTCATTGTTTTAATTTCTAATTCACAGTAGTGAATTATTTTCTCAAGATCTTGTATGCCTGCCTTGTTCTTATATCGGCACACATACTTTATAACATTGCCTTGAAAAAAAGAAAGGTCATTCTTTGATATAAATTCATATGGTTGAATATGAAATTTTCGATAATGACTCCCCCCTATCTGTTTTTCTTGTGGTCCCTTAGCACTTTCAAATATACTATTGTCTGTCATAGTTTGTATCCTTTTAGTTTTTTTCTTGCTTTTAGTTTGTATAGATTATTTTTTGCACGAGTGACTCCTACGTACCATACTCTATGTTCCTCATCTGCTTTGTCTTCACTTTTCTTTATTGCTTTTAATATCTTAGTTCCCATATCTAAACATAAAATTACATTATCTTGCTCACCACCTTTTATAGCATGAATAGTTGATGTCCAGATTCTAGCGGGTTTACTTAAATCTTCTCCTGCTTCAATTAAACCTAAGAGATAATCTTTATCTTCTTGTTCCATGTTTTGAAAAGATTCATACCAATCTTTTTTAAGATTAAATTTTTCTCCTGTAAATTCTTTAATATCTTTAATATCTTTTTCTTCTAACTTAATATCCTGTTGTAATAGTTCGTATTTTTTAATTGCGTTATATGCCCGAACCCTGACGCTTTTCCCTCTGTTACTTTCAAAATATAAATTTTTTTTAATTAATTCTTTTTCTATTTTTAATAGTCTTGATACTGTTCTAGTTAATATTAACCACTTACCTTCAGTCAAATCTATCTGATCTAGGTTAGCAATTTCCTCACAATATCCTTCATAGTCTCTTGGATAATATTTCTTTTCTTTTCTATTGCCCACAATATTTTCTACACACATTTGTGATTGTTCTTGTATAGCTTTAGATATCCTTCTAGACTTATGTAATACTTTTTCTTTTGCAGGTTCATCAATAAATCTATTTACATCAGCGCCAGCCCAGGCAAAGATAGCCTGGTCATCATCTCCTGCAAGATAGATATCTTTACTTTTTTCCTTTAGTTTATCATAAAGCTTCCATTGTAATGGTGATAAATCTTGAGCTTCATCAATAAATACTGCATCAAATTGTGGGATTTTACTATCTTTCTTTAACAACATTTCTATCATATCATTAAAGTCCATCATTTTTTTCTTGTCTTTATATACTAAATAATTTTTATATATGTGTTCCAACATATCCCATTCAACTTCTTTTGAATTATGTTCTCCACGATCAAACTCTTCTCTTATATCTACGCATCTGTTAATAGATCTATGTATCAATTGAAAGTATGCATTGTCGCAAGTTAAAAAATTAGTCTCTTCTTCATTATATCTGTCGTAGTATTTTACCTTAACATTTAATTTCTTACCAAAATTTTCATAGTGATAGGGTTGCATTACATCGTCTTCGTTAAGTTTTAAAAGATTAAATGCAAATGAATGAAGTGTTTGAAAGTATGGTAGCTTCTTATCTTCAGCAGGCATTCTTTTCTTTGCTTCACCCGCAGCTTTTTTAGTAAATGCAAAATAACCTATCTTATGTAATGGTGTGCCGACTCTTGCGTAGGCTTTGGCTCTTGATATCAATCTATATGTCTTACCCGTGCCTGGCGGGCCATATATCTTGTATATCATTAAATAATATCCTCTTCATCTTCAAAGTCTACAATCTCTTGTACTTGTTTTCTTTCTTCAAAAATGTGTAAAGGTATTCTAAGAACTTTTATCGGTGGAAAGTATTTGTCATCTTTGTCTTTACCAGGAAATCTTTTCGGTTTATTAAACAAAGCTTTCTTATCTTTGTCATCGCTCTTAAATAATTCTTTTACCATGTAAGAAGTTCTTTGTGGATCTGTTTTCCATTCTCTAGTTTTTAGATCAGAATAAAATTCATCGTAGACAAACCATGCATACTTTTCATCAACCAAAGGTTTACCACTTTCAAATGATTTGTACGTTGTAGCTTTTGGTCCATAAATATATTTTTCAAGATTCTTTAACAGAATATCCATAGGACTTGTACCTTCTACCGGTTCAATAGTTTCTACTTTTTCCTTATCAAATAAAAGCTGCATTATTTCAATGAAGTCATTACCTTTTAGATTTGGTGGAACTATAAATGCTTGTTCCATTAGTAATGCTCTTATTGCTTTCTGACTCTCTAATTTATAAATATCTTTTGCATGCACTTGTGCAGTTTCCCCATCTTCTCCTTCAACAGTAAATTTCCATTCTGGTGTAGGTTTATAATTTATTTTTTGAAGTGCAAACATTCTAGGCCATAAAGGTTTATCATCAGATAGAATTCCATATTTTCTTTTTAAACACACTGGTTTAACACACACTGGTGATAATAGTTCTCCATTACATTGGTAACCTTTAGTTTCCTTATCCCAACTTTTAATTTTTGTTTTAACGTGATCATCTGTCCACTTAGAATCAAACTTAAAATAATTTCTAGCTGCTTCAACTATCTTATCTTTCCAGTTATCTTTGTATTTCTTTTTAGCAAAGACCATATAGTTATATAAAAATCTATCTCTATCATCTGTCATTATTTCTTTTGTGAGAACTCCAAGACAAGGTGGACCATCTTTAAACTCTTCTCCACTACCTTGTAATTCATCTGAAATAATTTTTTCCTGTATATCTTTTAATTGTTTCTTACTAACTGCATTAAGTTCAATACATTTTACAAACATGTCTAAAGACATTTCAGTTCCATCAGGTGCTAATGCTCTTCGACCATCTGCATTGTATGGAAGATTTATAAAGTTACCATTTGCTCTATTACCTTTGTCATCAGAAGAACGTAAGTTTGTTTGTTTAGGAAATATTTCTGTCTTGATGTTTAGTTTAAATACGTAAAGCATTTGTTCTAAGAACTGTCTTATCTCTATTGCTTTTACAAATTCAGTGGTGAACACATATAAATGTAGTCCACCACTTTTGGACAGGACAGGGATGATTGGTAAACTTTTTTCTTGTATTGTTTTTAAATAAAATTCTCTATCAATTGGATACTTGTCTACATCGATTGCACCAAATCTTGCAGTGCCATCATCTGTACATGGTTGTATACCAATTGATTTAACTCCTGTTAAATGATCCTCGTAGTCTTTGTCTGTAACTTTTAACTGTGACCATTCATGTTTAAATTTTTTCTTACCTGTTTCTGGATCTACATATCCCTCGTTTATTTTACAGACACCATAATTACGTGTTAACCCTGTAAAATACTTTATAAAATCTTTCATACCTATCCCTGTTTTTAAGGCGCCTCCAGTCTCCCTTCAGCGCCTTCGCTTGGCCAGCATCCCCTGAGGGGAAACTAGATAATGTCTTCGTTACTCTTAGTTGATGCAACCTGTTCATACTTAGGTTTCGTTGCACCTGCAAAAGCTTCTTCTTGAAGTTTTTTTGCAGTGTCATAGATAGATAAATCTTCTGGCTTAGAAATATCTAACATTCTTACGAAGCTTGGCTTATAAATGTGCCAACTCTTATCACCCCAGTTTTTACCTGTAGTTTTAAGATTAAAAACTCCTGAATAAGTTGCAGGTTTAAATTTACCCTGCTCATCTTCAGCTTCAAGATTATCAAGTAGATCATTTAAAGTTCTACCTGAAGTTAAGTTAGAGGATCTCATAGTGATGACCGCTCTTCTTGCTTGACCTTTGATCAATGCTAGTACAAAGAAATACATAGTTTTTTCACAGTAATTACCGTTAGATAATCTGTACTTACCATTTTTTTCTTCTACTGCATCTGCAGGTGGATTGATGTGAGTACCGACTGGTGCTGCTGCACTGTCGCCTCTCTCTTGCCATTCTGGATATCTAGTGTGAGTATGACAAACAACTACATCGAGTCCTTTATCACCATCAATTAAACTACCAATACTTCCAGAATATATCATCCCAGGTTTAGCACCTTCAACGTATTTAGCGTTTCTAGTGTTACACTCAGGTGATAGTTGGTGAAGGATTTTTAAAATCACAGTTGATTTATCACTGGACTTTAATTCCTCTGTACCTTTTCCTGCATCGGATCTTAGGCTTACTGGTGATAGTGCACCTGCACTATTCTTTTTAACCATATCTGTATTATTACTCATATATATACCTATTAGTTAGTGGTTTATTTTTTATTTTTTATTTTTGTTTGATTTCCATCAAACGTCCAAAAAAGATCTTCTGGAACTTCGTTACCTTTGTTCTTCCAATCTTCCATGGTTACTTTAAGAGTCATGGCATGAACTGCTTCTTTTTGAGAAGGTTCATAACCAGACTCTTTTGCAAGGGTAGCATATTCTGCAGCCTTGTTTTCTTCGCCTTGACCAAAGTTAACTGTGATTTCATTTTTCACAATATCACCTAAGCCATTGTTTCGAAGCCATTGTATGCAATCAGCTTTTTTATCAGCTTTCATTGTTGCACTATAAATTTTTTTAACAGATAATTCTGAACCATCTTTTAATTTTAATGTGCTTAAATTCATCTTTTCCATAAGTTCAGGAATAGTAAAATTATTTAATTGTTTTTCTTGTTCTTTTAATTCTTTTAAACTAGCCTCTGCATTTGAAATTTGTGCATTGATAGAATTTAATTTTTCTATCTGCTCGGATAGTTGTGTTGGATCAATTGTATTTAATTGATCAGGTGCGTCGTCACGTAGATTTGCCATTTTAACTCCTTTATTTAAATTAACTTTCATGTTTCGTAATATAGAAACAAATTATTTTTTGTCAAGACTACTTGTTAAATAAATTTATTTCTATCGGAAAATAAGACGCTTGTATTCTGTCCCACTTTAATAATTTAAAGCGACCATTTGTCACATCACTTGCAACTGCACATACAACTCCAATTAGAGCAGGATCACCATACAATAAAAGATAATCATCAGATGTAAAATCTTTTAAACTATTTTTTATTTCTATAATTAACGGACCTGGTGAAAATTGCATTTGTTTTAACTTAGGAAACATTGTCTTAATTTCGCCATATTTGATAGCAGGAGTTAAGTCAAACTTAGGTTCTCCTGTTTGTCTATCTGTGGGTATTTCTTGTACTAAATAAACTTTTTTCATTGACTTTTTTTCTTTCTATTCTTATATACACCTTAGAAAGCAAAGTAAAGGTATATATAAATTATGAATTATAAATTTAAAACACAACCATATAAGCATCAGCTTGATGCATTACAAGACTCTTGGGACAAAGAAAATTTTGCCTATTTCATGGAGATGGGTACAGGTAAATCTAAAGTTCTTTTAGACAATGCAGCAATGTTATACGACAAAGGTAAGATTAATGGATTATTAATTATTGCACCTAAAGGTGTATATAAAAACTGGTACGACTCAGAAATACCAACACACTTACCAAATCATATTTTTAAAAAAATGGTTTTGTGGAAGACATCTGATAAATCAAAAAAACAACAACTGCTTTTAAATACTTTGTTTGAAACAGGAAGTGAGTTTCATATATTACTTATGAATGTTGAAGCTTTTTCAAAAGGTGATGGTGCAGCTTTTGCTGCTAAGTTTTTATCTTGTCACAATACAATGATTGCAATTGATGAGTCTACAACAATTAAGACTCCTACATCTAATAGAACTAAAAATATTTTAGCACTAAGACAACATGCTAAGTACAGAAGAATACTTACTGGTTCTCCTGTAACTAAATCACCTTTAGATTTATTTAGTCAGTGTGAGTTTCTTGATCCCTGGCTCCTGGGGCATACTTCATATTGGACATTCAAGTCTCGTTATGCAGTAACCAGAAAGATTCAGGTACAAGGTAGACAAGTAGAAATAGTTGTTGGTTATAGAAACCTGGGTGAGCTATCGGAGAAGATACAACCATTCTCGAAGAGAGTTTTAAAAGATGATTGTCTAGACTTACCTAAAAAGACTTTCATGAAACACGTTGTTGAAATGACTAAAGAACAAAAGAAAGTCTACAAACAAATGAAAGAAGAAGCTATTGCCTATCTTGATGGTAAAGTTTTATCTTCAGCTACAGTCATGACTCAATTAATGAGACTACATCAAATTACTTGTGGCCATTTCACACCTGATGATGGGGAAATAAAAAATCTTCCATGCAATAGAATGACAGAGCTTATGGACATATTAGAAAATGTACATGGTAAAGCTGTCATCTGGTCCCACTATACTCACGATGTGAGAAGAATTATAGATGAAATTAAAAGAGTGTATGGTGATGATTCTGTTGTAGATTATTTTGGTCAAACTACTTCTGAAGAAAGATCAGCTAATATAAAAAAATTTCAGAATGATGACAAGTGTAGATTTTTTGTAGGAACTACCCACACGGGTGGTTATGGTATTACATTAACTGCTGCAAGTACAATGATTTATTTCTCAAATGGTTATGATTTAGAGAAGAGACAACAATCAGAAGCTAGAATAGATCGTATTGGTCAAACAAAACCTATGACTTATATTGATATTATTTCTGAAGATACTGTTGATGATAGAATTGTTAAAGCGCTTCGTAGCAAAATAAATATTGCTAATCAGATTATGGGTGAGGATTATAAAGATTGGATTTAGATTTTATCCAATAACATTAGAATAACACTAGCCATACCAGCAAGTAATACGCCAGCACATACTATCATTATTTTTTCTATTCTTTTGATTTGTTCTTCAATAGATTTAATTTTATCGTGAGTTTGTTTCTGCATAATTCTACACAGCTTTTCATGTGATTCTATTCTTGTAAGTGCTTCGCTCTTCTTAGCCATTAAAATGTGACCCCCGCCACATAAAAACCCCGATAGTATGAGACTATCAAACCGCCCAAATAAATCATTATGCTAAACCTCTTTGTCTTAATCTAATTTGTTTTTCTTCATCAGATAATAAAGCATTCTCAACTGGTGTCAATCCTGTGTTCATAATGTTCCCTGGTGCCTGAGGCTGGATTACTTGAGCATTAGGCATTGGTTGTATTGGTAATGGTGGTGTTTGTACTTCAGGTAATAAGTAATTATTTATATCTAGTCCCGGTAAAGATTCTACTTCTCCACCTTCAGCTTTTAATAGTCTTTCGTCCGTACTAAATAGAGCTCTACTATTTAATCTCATTCTTTGCATATCATTAACCATTCTAAGTATTTGTGGTCTAGCTATATTGTATGGGTTAGGTCCACCTAACTTACGAGCATTTTCCGCAAACTTTTCTTCTATATCCGCTGATGGCAAATAAGGATCAAACTGAGCGTTTCTTAAATTATTAAAATTCTTTTCACTAATTTGTCTATCTTTAAACTGTCTACTTAAAACATTTCTTGAAACACCTAATGTTTCAGCAGCAGTTAAGTCTTTAAACATTTCTTGTTGTACTCCGAATCTAGCGTTGTTAGATGCAGCAAATCTTTTTATAATATCATTAGGATCAACTGGTCCACCTTTTAATACTCCAAACTTACCTCCAGTAAATTCTCTTCTTGCATCCCTGATACCTGATTGATAGTTAGATATTTTAAAACCCATTGATCTTAATGTATCAATTTTAATTGGTCTAAGACCCATAAACCCTGCAATCTCTGGACCCACATCTAATAAATCTCCACGGTCTGTTGGTGTTTCCGTTGCTGCTTTTAATAACCTTTCATATTGTCTAAACGAAGGTAATAATGCATTTCCTAAATGCATAAATTCAATTGCACGTTTATCTCCAAAAGATGTTTGATCAGTGTATAGTCTTCTACCATCACTTGTTCTACCACCTCTTACTGTTAAATCTGTTGCAGCTTCTGTCCAAATAGATTCAGAAATAAATGGATTCATAATCTCAGCGCCTGCTTCTCCTATACCCGATGCAAAGCCTGCTAATATTTGTTCATCTGTTGCTTCACCTTCTTGAATACTGTTTAGGACAGTTCTAAGTGGTCTAGCGATTACATCGTAAGCATTACTGTGACTAAAATCTACATACCTTAATTCACCATCATCATCTCTGATTGGAATTAGTGTAGAGTTTTTAGACCATTCAGGAACAAATCTTCTAAGAGCTGCCAGCTCTTCTTTTGATACATCATATATTGCAGCTGCACCTTCAGTTAATGCAATTGGAATACCTGTTGTAAATGTTGCCATACCCAATAATCTTTTGAATCCTGTTTCATAAGTTCCATTAGTTAATGCATTATTCTTAACAACTTGTTCAGTTCCGTCTGCTAATACTTCTGTAACACTTAAACCTAAATTACTTCCTTTTACTCTCACTCCTTGAGCAGGAACGTGTCTCATTTCTTTTAAACCTTGTCCAACTATATTTGAAGTTGTTCTGATCATTTCAGATGGAAACGACATAAAGTTACCAATTGGTAATAGTCTTGCAGTTCTAACTGCAGAACCAACGAAATCATAATTAGGTACAGTATTTTTTACAATGTTAGCAGCATCAACTTTTAAACCTCTTAATACAGTTTCATCTGAAACATCTAAACCTTGTTTGACTGCAGCTTTTTTTAATCTATCTAATTCAACAACATAGTTTGTAATTTTAAATGTGTCATCCTCTGCAACATATTTACCTTGAAAAAACTCTTTTGTTTTTTTCATTTTTCTCATGAACGGACTTATGATTGAATCTATATTTGCAACTTGTTCTCCAAGTCTAACATCTGTTAATAGAGCTTTAAGATCTCCAATCTGAACTTGTGAGTTTACAACACCAAGTTCCAATAGTTCTCTATATACTTCCTGAGCTCTTGGTGTATTAGTTCCAAGTTTTGTTAGACCTGATACGTCAATACCTTCTCTAAAAGCTTTAGCAACTACAGCTGGATTCTCAAATAAAATACCATTGGCTCCTGAGAAACCAAAAGCACTTATCATATTACGTAAGTGTGTTGGTATAGAGAAAACTGTTTTTGATAATTGTGAAACTCCT